GCCTGGGGCGTGTCAGTAAGCGCGGACTCAATGACATCGTAAATTTCGTTGGATGATTTTATTTTGGCCATACACCTACCTCTAGGTTTGTTAATTGACTTGAGTCATTATCCACTCAATCAAATCGTCTTTCGATCTTATCAGAGATGCAAAGAGTTGAGGGGATAACGACATCTCCCAAGCTCGGTCTACAAGTAAAACACCACCTTTGGGGGCACCGATGATTACTGCGACGTTCCGACCTTCTGCGTACCGACCATTGAGCCACTCCATCTGTAAGGCGCTGAGCAGCTTGGCCGGATGAACGTCAGCTCTAACGGGCATGCTGGGTAGATATTTGAATTCCACCCAGACATCGCCTAACTGACCGCTATACCAACAATCCGGTATGCCACCAGTATAGGGATTGTTGTTCTTCATGTGATACACAGATTTAGGTAATTTTCTGTGCAGCGCGTTGATGAAGGTGGTTTCGGGCTTAGCGCTCACTCAAGGTTTCCCGTGAGTTCAAACTGAATGAGCATGTCAATGCAGTGCTTGGCTTTTTCCAAGTCCTGCACACCACCTTTGTCACGAAAACGAGTGACGTACTTCACAACAGTGTGCTGCAGAGCGTCGAGCTTGTTTTCCATCGAGTAGCGCATTGGCTGAATTTTCAGCTTTTTGTAGTGGTCGCCGCCGATTTGAGAATCCATCGGCTTCCATACGGCTTCGTCGAGATCAGGATCGTCGACCTCAAAAGGCTTACCTTCAGCTACGTTTTTCATCAGTCGGCCAACATTAATGGCTGATCCTTTTAACAACGGATTGTCGCTCATCTCATTCACCGCGTAAGTGGTGAAGGATGCCGATCAGCGTCAGCGCCTGGGACTTGGCATCGTCGAGCGCACCGTGCTTGGTAAACACTTCACCGTGGGCTTTCTGAATCTCGCCGACGAGCTTCTTGCCGACCAGGTTCTTCATGGTGCGGTAGTCGTTGGTGTTATAGAACAACCACGGAGTAGGTGCATCGAAACAATCGAACGCTGCTTCAAGGATTGGGAAGTCGAAGTTGGCACCATTGCACCAGACTTGTTTACCCTTCCAATCAAAGGCGTCTTTGAACTGGCCCAGAGCGGTCAGCAAGTCGACGCCGGGGGCGGTGATCTTCTTGCGTGCTTCGTCGCTCTGTTCCATCCACCACATGACTGTGCGTGGTTCAATGACCAGCCCTGCTTTAACAGCGGATTCAACGTCGATAACAACCTCGAATTCCTTACCTAAACCATCGTTGTCAAACTCAACCGCGCCGATGGATAAAACAACACACCCGGCTTTAGTACCCAGGGTTTCAATGTCGACCATTAAATTTTGCATAACTACCTCGTTATTGTTAAGTGAAGTGGGCGACAGTGTTGCTGTCCAAGGAATCCCGGTCCTCGTCGGAATGATTACCGACCTACATACCACCTGTTTGAAACCCACATCGAAGGGTCGTGTTACTGCTACACGAGACTGTCGTCACAAAACTCGTAGCTGGCCACGCCACGACCCTTCGATGTAAGTGCTGGGTGATTTGCGTCCACCCAGCAAGACGTTACTTACGCAACTGCGGCGTCGAGCGCGGCTTGAGCCTTGGCTAAAACCTTCTCCGCGTCTTTGACCAGCTTGCCGAATTCTTTGTCTTCAGCAGCGCGAGCCTTGGCGACGACCTTGCCAGCAGCGGTCAGTTCCTTAGTAATAGCCTGAGCAGCTTTCAGCTTAGCTTTGAGGTTTGCAACAACGGCTTTCTTTTCAGCCGGGGTGAGGACGATACTGTTTGCACGAGCCATGATTTATTTCCTATTGAGTGATGAAACTAAGGGTTGAGTGTTACCTGGTGAACTCTTGCCGGGCACGCCTTCGCATGTCCCGGTACAACTTGTCGAGGAAGGACTTACGACGGAGCGCGGCTTCCTCTAAAGCGATAACTTGCTTAACTTCATCGTCCGTCAAACTCGGCAGTAACTCGACGAGTCGACGGACGCTGACCAACGCTTCAGAGACGCGCCAAGGGTTAAGCACGACGCTTGACGGGTGCCTTCAAAGCGCCTTTCTTCGGCGTTTCGTTGGCGGGTTTGAACGCAGAGACATCAGGCTCGGTGGCCAGACGCTCCATTGCTTCACCGAGACGGGACTCGATGAGACCGAGCAGACCGTCATCTTCGATAGCCTGCGGATCGCTGAACAAGGCTACGTCGTGCTTGACTGCAGGGTTGCACTCGATGTGGGTGATGACTTCGTATGGCATCTTGCCCAGACCACGCACCACGGACTGCAGGTAGGAGCTGAAGCCTTTGACTGCGGTTGGTGAGATGTCGAGGATGGCGAAAGGTGTGTCTTCTTTTGCGTCTGACGGCAGGACTGCCATCAAGACACGGTTCTGACATGCCTTGCCTTTACCACTCGAACCGAATTGGTTGGCCCAGCAGCCGGTGCAAGATTCGCACTGCTTCTCGGGTGCATTGTTAGACGGAGCCATATCCTTCGGGTCCATCGCAATGGCGAAGCAGTTGGGAGGCACCATGTTGTTCGGATCGAAAGCACCTTCGTAGTAGGTGTTGTAGTAGACGAAGTCCACCACCACGACATCCAGGAAGTCGAGGATGTCTCCGCTCGGCAGCTTGAACTGCTTGTTGCTGATCTTGATCTTGTCACCTGTCGGTGCCATCAACCGAGCGCGGAGTGCGTTCAGTGCTTCTTGCTGACTGCCAGAAACAAGTGCGCCACCCTTCGGCTTTGCTTTTGCCACTGCTGTACTTTTTGCTGTTGCCATTTGCTGCTCCTTTGTATGAAATTACTACTAAAGTCATATGACTTTAGTGAGACTATTTCAGAGTTGTGAGATTGAGGTTGCGCTTGACGAACGGAACCACGCCGACCTTAGCCATTGCTGCTGCGCCTTTTTGTTCCAGGAGTTCGCGGAACCCTGGGTCGCTGACGCGACGTTGTAGTAGGTGGAAATAACCCGTTTTCTTAACGAAAGCGTGAAATTTGTCCCAGTCTTCTACGTTTGCAACGGTCACATTCGAGATCGACGCGGTAGCCTTCTTACCTGTAGCCTTGTCCATCCCTTCAGCAGCGAGCCGAGCCATGATGGTCTGCTCGATTTCGCTGTACGCAGCGTTGAGTTGTTTCTCAACCTCTGCGTGTTTACGCTTCGCCTCACGGGCGTCGTTCAGCTGATCAATCAGCTTGCCAAGCGGAACTACTTTTGCATCCATTTTGTGATCACCTCGTGCGTTGTTAAATAATTTCAGGATGATTCCTGCGGTAATGACCGCGAGGAATTGTTGTTGCTTGATTTTCAGACCACCCGAGACTCAAACGAGTTGTGTAATTGTCATACGTCACACCAATCTTGTTCAGTAGATCCATGAGCTTCTTTGGCGGAGTGTTGCGCTTGTTTGCGTTCTGTTCTGCCTTTGTTACCCAACGACAATTAGACGGTTTGTAATGACCATTTACGTTGATTCGATCTAGTGACAATCCAGGTTGATAACCTTCAAGCATGTCGTTATAAAAGGTCGAAAAATCGTGCCAGCTCTTGCAGACTTTGATCCCACGACCGCCCCAATCTTTATATTGTTCAAGGTTTTGGTTGTAACAACGACTCTTCATTCCATACCAAATCTTGTACAAAGGGTGTTTTGAAAGACCATGCGTTTTTGCATTGAGATTTCCACAACCTTTAAACATGCCGTACCTAAAGAAGAAACAAATTAAAACAGATTGTATCAGACTTTATCAGAGTTGCACACCCAAATCTTTCAAAATGTCGTAAGTATTCTGGATGTACCAATTTCGATTCAGGTCTGCGGGTAGTACGGCAGGCAGGGTCATGCACAACTTCGCACCGTCGGTCGACGGCACCTTGTTTCCTGATTCGACGTAACTGAGCGGGGGTAGGGCGTCTGTGGTCATGTACCAACGAGCCACACGACCGAAGGGTGTGCCACCCTGACCCACCTCACGCGGAGGGGGTCTGGATTTGCGACTGAGTGGCTTGGTTGTCTGACCGGGGTACGACCAGTTACCTTCACCACCCACCCAGTCATCGACGAGGACCAGCTTTTTGTGCTGGACCCCGCCGCCTTTGACGTTGCGGATAGCAACGAAATCTTGAGGTGACTTAGCGTCACGAATGAACAGATCGGGTGAAACACCTTCTTTCAGCCACGCCACCGCTGCATCGCTACACACCTGCATCGTCGGGTTCTTCATAAGGCCCGCCTCGGCATAAAGCCCCTTGGTCTTGACTTTGCCGTCGACGCAGATAGCGATGTAGTTGTTAACGTCTTTCATCGCCACGGTACGGTACGGTGTTTCCTCGTACTCGAAACCTGTGCGCTTGGCGTTGGTAGCGAAGACTTTGAGCACAGCGTCACGCATCGCTGGTGGATAAACCACGGTGACGCCGTCCGTGTTGGCTGACTTTACCGAGACACCCTTGAGCTTTTCCAGGTCTTCGATCAGGCAGAGCAGGTTAAGCTGCCCTGTGATCGTCACGGCAATCAGCAGGTCAGGCGAGTAGAACGAACAGTAGATGCTGCCCAGTTTTCCAAATGTGCCGTTCAACAAAATCTTAAGTGTGTTCGCCACGACCTTGTTTCCAGCTCGCTTCGCCTTCATTCGTTGTTCGTAGATGTGACGATACTCGTCAAGGAAGAGCTGACCCTTGTTGCCGCCGAGCTTGGGGATCAACCCTGCGACCATCATGATATTCGGATAGTAACTCGCTACGTCAAAGTCTGAGATCAGCATGTCGTCAGTCGCTTCCAGGTGGAAGTTCTTGTCGTGCTGACTGTGTAGACCACCCAGACCAACCTTGTAGATACCTTCGCCAATCGTGACCGGCTTAGTCATCCACTTAGCTTCTTCCGGCGAGCCGTTGCCTCGGTTGATGGTGAATTTCTCGTTCTCGAACCGTTCAACCAGACCCTTCAGTGCCTTGCTCTTCGGCTTGATGAACTTGGGGGCGGTGTATTCAACATAGCGAGGGACGAACTTGTCACCGTTGCCGATACCGACTTGTTTCTTGAGGATCGCCTCGGCGCACTGCGCGTCGGACTTACTGCGCAGGTCAATGCCGTATTCAGCGCCCAGCTCGACGCGCAGCGCCAGCTCAGTGCTCAGCTTGTCGAACAGTGCCTCGGTGACGCCCAGGTCATTCAGACAGTAGTTCTCGACAATCTTGCGCTTGGCCGGGGTGTTGATTTCATCGTCGTGATGAAACGGCATGTCGACCATGCTTGGGTAAGCCATACGTCCCGCGTAGGTCTTGAGACTGATCATGACGCCGGGGGCGGTTTCGATCAGGTCGATGTGATCGTAGTCGATGAAGTCGATATTGAACTCGCGGTAGGTCTGCCACGAGCGCATCCGTTCGTCGATCATGCGCTGGGCAATGTGTTTCAGATCCAGCTCGTCGTGACCCATGATCGCCGCAGCGATGAGCGGGGCGTCGAAGTTGACTGAGTTAAATCCGACCCAGGTGTAGTTCGTATTCAGCAGCAGCTTCTCCAGCTTAGCGGTGTGTCCACGCTTGTCATGCCAGAAGCTGAAGGTCTCGCCGGTTTCCTTGATCTTGCAGCAGGTTAAAAAGACAGGCTTGAGCCTACCGATCAGTTCGCAGTCAAAGATGATGTGTTGCTTCATTCGCATCTCAACCCCTTTAGCCTTTCTTTCAGCAAATTAATCTCAGCCTTGATTTGTTTCTTAGCTGCTGAGAGTGCATCCTTTTTATTTGTGAACATGTTTTGGTGTACTTCTTTTGTGAACCAACCTTTAGGCGCATCCTCT